CCTAGCAATCGACATTGCAGCTGGAACTGGCAAGGATCTTGAGACCGTTGCAACCGCTTTGGGTAAGGCTTATGACGGCAATCTAACTTCACTGAAAAAACTTGGTGTGCCACTTGATGAAAACACAATCAAAACAAAAGATTTTAAGGCAGCGACAAAAGAGCTGACAGACACCTTTGGCGGATCTGCTCAAGCCAATACCGAAACTTATCAAGGCCAGTTGGCTATTCTCAACGAGCGTTGGGGCGAAATGAAAGAGGGCATTGGTCAAAAGGCCATCCCGATTCTTAAAGACTTATTAGAGCAAGTGAACTTAGTGGCCATTGGCTTTAGTGGTGAGGATCAGAAAAAGGGCTTGAGTAATAAAGTCAGAGCATTGTCCAATGATCTTGAGGGTAAATCTGGCGGCGTTAAACTTGGCGAAAGTCTAAAAGATTTAACTGAAGCATTTAAGACAATGTTCGGGGCTATGACTAGCAGCGAAGCCGACAATGGTTTAACCGCTTTAGAATCAACGGCTGCCGCTATCACCAGCATCGCCACAGCAATCACCAAATTGTCTAATGCTTACAGCAAGATAAAGCCATTCTTAAAGTACCTGCCAAGCGAGTTTATTCGTGGCAAGATTTGGGACAAATTAACCGAGACTCCCGGCATGGCCGCTGGTGGCTTTGTAAAGGGTGGACAAGCTTATCGGGTTGGAGAGTTTGGGCCTGAGACCTTTATTCCAACTGGTGCAGGGACAATCCAAAAAGCATCATCAAGCATGGGCGGCAATACCGTCATAAACATCAACGGCGTAGTAGATGCCGCGTCAGCTCGTAGATCCATTGAGCGCCTACTCCAGACCCAGAGCAGAATCAGTGGGCCAATCAACCTTGCTGGCGCTATGCCATGACCGACTTTACCCCTGATATACGGGTGATGTATTTACCGCCTAACAGCGATCATGGCGACGTCAAGACCGAAATTACATCGTGGGTTGATTACAACATAAACATTACTAGAGGTACATCAGAGTTTATCAATCCGCCTTATCCCGGATCTTGCAAATTGTCATTGCTATTTGATGAGGACATTGTGCCCGACATAGAGTTAGGTTCGTGGGTACAAATAGAAGTTATTAACGGCGCATTAGGCTATGAGGTTTTACACGCTGGAAACGTGACCAATAGGACGTCAAGTTATAGAAGTTATGGCCTGACCGGGTTTGTATTAGAGTGGCAATTCGAAATAACGTCGGCTATCTCATTACTGCAAAATACTAACTACTACGTAGACACTTATACCGAAAGTACAGCCGATGGGTTTGTAGCATTTATAGCTGATGCAAGTACCGCATTTAACTGGTTTGCCTTAAACCGCAATTTAACTTGGGCAGATTATGGTCCGGCCACTTGGGCAGAAGTGGACACGACTAGGTTATACGACTTTCCTGCAATTAACTACGGTTCTAGCGCCATAGATCAGGCATTAGATGAAGGCAGCCGCAACACTTGGGCAGATTTAGTAACTATTACTTACGGCGTTTATGGCTGGATTATTGAAAGACCTTACGGCGAGTTAGATTTCTACTACGGTAATTTACCGCTGACAAGCGATTTGACCTTTACTGCCGATATGCTAAGCCCTGAATTAGTAGGCGGCGATAGGTTTGACACCCTACGTAACCAAATAACTATTACTAAGTTTGACGCGGTGCAGACTACTTATTACGAAAACGAAAGCGTGGCCTTATACGGCGATAGATCAGGAACGCTAGACACTTACATACTTAACCAGTCAGACGTAAACGACGTAGGGCAACGAATACTTAATTCAATGGCTTACCCGTTACTTAGTACCGATCAAATAAGCGTTAATTTACTCAACCCAATCTTTACAGACGCCCAGCGCAGCTTACTTTTATTTGAGCCATTAGGTCATAGGGTCACAGTACAAGCGCCAGCACCTATGGGCGGAACGCAAGATTACCTAACTATCGGGCTTAATTACACAATTAACAAAGATACGTTTATTTTAGATTTGACATTAGCGCCAATTTCGCAAGCGTTTAGTTCAATAAACTGGGATCAAGTCCCGTATAATTACACATGGACAAGCTACGGCGTGGCTTTCCCTACACAAGAATGGATTGATTTGTAATGGCAACTACAACCCCAAACTATAGTTGGTCAGTACCTACAAGCACTGATTTAGTAACTAATGGCGCGGTAGCCATTGAAACGCTTGGCGACGCAATAGACGCCAGTGTATACAATTTAACAAACCGAACCATTAACACCGATTTAACAGTACGCACAACTGGCAGATCATCTTCAGCAACTGAATCCGTAACTGGATTTTATTTAAGCGGAACTAGTAGTAACTGGGTTAATGATGCCGCTACCGTTATATCCTTGAACAGAACAACAGGCACAACAAGTGCCGTAATGCAAACCTTTTATCGCAACGGCACAGCTGCCGGCACACTTAACGCCAGCACCACAGCCGCGCCAACTCTTGTAGCCCCATCGGATTATCGACTAAAGGAAAATCTAAAACCTTTAACCGATGCAGCCGATCGCATCAAGTCTGCCAATGTTTATACCTACAACATGATTGCCGATGAGGACAAAGAATTGCGTTATGGATTCCTAGCGCATGAAGTTTCTGGCCTGATGCATGATCTAGTTATTGGTGAGAAAGATGCAGTGGATGAGAATGGCGAACCTGTGTATCAGCAGATACAGGAAACACGCCTAATTCCTATTTTGGCAGCAGCTCTTAAAGATGCCTTACTACGCATTGATGCACTTGAAGCCGCGGCAGCACCAGCGCCAGCAGCTGCAAAGACAACAGCCAAAAAATGAGCGCATTAGTATGGCTCGCACATAGTCCCCTTGCATCGTTTATTAAGGTGTTTGGGGCAGGTGTGCTGGGCTGGCTACTTATCAACGCCGATACTTTAGGCATTCATCCAGCTTTGACCATTGGGCTTGTGTCTGCATTGCCTATCATCATTAACTGGTTAAACCCAGAGTATGACAATTACGGCAGGGCCAACTTAGATGAAACCGATTAAGTCAGGGATTGTTTCATTTCCCTACGGGGCTAAATACCGCACTGGCGGAATACATAAGGGCATTGACTACGCGGCATCCATTGGTACTCCAGTTGTAGCAGCTGTGCCGGGCGTAGTTGTACACGCTGGCAAACACATCTACAAAAAAGGCTGGGGTTATAGTTTCGGCATTCATGTCATAGTTGATAACGATGCCTTTGAGGATGGCACAGCAGGCCTGTGGGCTGGGTATTGTCATCTAAATGGAGTTAATGTCAGCGTTGGTCAGAGAGTCCGTCAGGGGCAGTTGCTGGGCGTTTCTGGGAACACAGGCCGATCCACTGGTCCACACCTACACTTTCAGATCCTTGCCAGCCGTACATGGAATCCAGTTAAGTTTAGAAACCCAGAAAAATGGATCAAAGCATGAGCCAATACATAAGCCGTAAATCTGATGCATCTAGTCGCATACCAACACAATCCCTACAAGGTGAAATCTGGACAACTTTAGAAGTAGATGGATTGTTTAGTGTCATACCAAATGCAGACTCAAACACAGGCGCATTGTTTGCTACATACCTAAACATTAAAACACCTAAAATCGGTGGGGCATCAGAGCTTACAATCAAGTGGGTACGAGATCCCAAAGGCATTAATGATGCTACTGGCTACCAAACATTCAGCCTTAAAAAAGGTGGAACTACCTATGTAAAAGACTTATGGATGTTTCAATCAAAGAAAGGCCAGCCAGTTGCCTTGATGCTTAAAGCCAATGGCAAGGCCACAGTAACTACACGCGAAATCAAGTTGGCTATCTCATGAGCCAAATACTTGTTGCCGGACAAATTGCAGCTGCTCTCATAGCCATCCTTAGCCTTGGGGGCATCCTTGTTAAGTGGGGCATAGTCAAACCCATAAAGGCCTACATAGACACTATGACCTATGCCATCCAGCCTTATGCCAATGGCGGAAAATCCTTACCAGACTTGATAAATAAGGTTGATAACCTACATCTTGTGGTTCAAAATCACATAGACACTATGCATGACACGCCTAATTCTCCAAAGTGCTTGTGCGAATCTAAATAACATGCATAAACTATTCCTGTGAGCGCCAAGGCTTACAACTAAGAATAGGAATCAGGGCATGTTACAAACAACCAAACTAAACTTCGAAATGTTTGAAGTTAAAGATGAATCTAGAACCTTGTATTTGTTCAAGAATACAAATAACCAATGGGGTGTATTTAACCCAAACTTAGAAACATACATTGCAACTGAATTAAATACATTCGATGAAGCTGAGGGCACAGCCTTTCAGTGGTTGAGTCAGGTATCAGCATGATGACATTCATTGGATTAATTGCATTCTTTATGGTCGGCTATGCAGTCGGCATGATGGTTGAAAATGAACATCACAAACAACAACAGATGAAACGGGCAAGAGCTAGACATCCCGTAGGTTCATCCATCGAAGCACAAATGGCTAAAGATGGGTGGCAAATCTAATGGCTTTTGACATTAGCAATTATGTAACAGTGGCAGAGCGTGTGGCCATGTTCTATGAAAAATACCCAGAGGGTTCAATCCAGTTTGAGTTTATGGGTGTCATGGATGGCGACCCACTAAAGATGTGGGGCGTTGCCAGAGCCTACAGAACACCAGATGACATACTGCCGGGAGTTGGCACAGCATCCGAATTGATTGTAGGTAAAAGCCCCTACACAAATGGCAGTGAGTTGCAGAACTTGGAGACAGCATGTTGGGGACGCGCATGTGCGAGCCTCAACATTGGCACATCTAAGGGCTTGAGCAGCAAAGAGGAGATCATAGGCAGCAGAGAGCGCCAAGCGCCCGGACCTGCCAAGCCAAAGGAAATCACGCCAGTGGTAGAACCGCCCAGTGACTGGGGAATCCCCAGTGAAGCCGAGGAGTTACTCGAACCCGTACTGGATCCGTGGGACTTAGAGTATGTACAGCCAGCGCCGAAAGTGCCTGACTGCCTACATGGCCCTATGAATCGCCGCAGTGGTATCTCCAAAAAGACTGGCAAACCTTATGCAGGTTACTTCTGTGACAATGAGCCACAGTGTGATGCAAAGTTTGATCGCTCATGACTGACTCACATGTAATGCGCTGTGGCTGTGGGGGCTGGGTGTACATCGGTAATCCATGCGGCTTTTGCTTGAAGTGGAGTAACCAATGAACCCGGAACACAGCCAGCACTGTCATTGTGTCTGCACTGACCTTTATGAGCTACAAGCGGCCATTGAGGAAGCCAGAGCAATACACCTACAGCCAGAGCCAAAAGACAACTGCCTACTATGTGGCAACAATGCTGGTGAATGTGACAACTGCAAATGGACCAAGAATTGCGTTGTGTGCAATGAGGTTTGGCCATGTGACACATTTATCGCACTAGATTTAGAGCGATCATGAGCCGCTGGCATTTGGAGTTTCATACAACCCTGATGAGTTTAATCAGAATGGTACGAAATCTAAGACAAATGGATTGTGAACACTGTGCCGATTTACTGACACAGGTTTACAAGTGCATGGACAAAGAAACAAAAGAAATCAGAGATAGGGCAAACAATGATGGATAACAAAGATGCAATGTACATTTCAATACTTAAAAAACTTTATGGGGCGTATGAAGCGTTGCCCTATTTCGCTGAGAGCTGTGAGATCTGCAGTGAGACATTAACACCTATAGACATTGGTGTAGATCCATATACCGACACGCGCACTTGGATGACTAAGTGTTGCGGCGAATACAACACCTATACTCAGAAACTCTCACCACAACTATAGAAACTAGCCAGTAGTTGGAGTGGTTCTTGATCCCTCGTCCGGACTACTGGCTAGTACCTACATTTTAATCACAAGACCGACAAAATGTCTAGGCATGACTCAAACTGCTGGCAGCCTTATCAGCTGCTAAACCGCCGTTAGATGGCGTACTTTGGGTATGCCTGATTGAGCATACAGAATGCAGAAATGCGAGCCTGACTACCAGTATTA